CGCAAGGGTAATAAGTTGTGCGAGGTAAAATTGGGCGTGACCGAGAACTTAGAGCCTTGCAGGTTTTACGACCCGAATGTTTGGTTTCGTGGCATAGCTGACCTTATTATCTTAGACGATGACCTCGCATCTGTCGTAGATTACAAAACAGGTAAATCTGCACGTTACGCAGATAAAGGTCAGCTTGAGTTAATGTCCCTATCGTTGTTCGCCCACTATCCACAAGTGACTAAGGTTAAAGCTGCGTTAATTTTCGTTATCAGTAAAGACTTGGTAAAAGCCACGTACATGGAGTATGATAAGTCTAAACTGTGGGGCAAGTGGTTGAACAAATACAATCATATGAAGATTGCCGCTGATAATGACGTGTGGAACGCACGTCCTAGCGGGTTATGTAGACGCCATTGCCCTGTAATTGAATGTGTCCACAATGGAGCAAACGCATGAATACCACCCCCCACGACACACCTAAAAAGAAACGCAAAAAACAAGTCAACGCCCCTGTAGGGTCTGCTACGTTTAATAGACGTATGGAGCGTCAACGCGCTCGACGTAAGGTTGACAAAGAAGGCGTAGACCGTAACGGAAACGGCAAGGCCGACAAGCGTGAAGGTAGAGACGTTAGCCACAAGAAGGCTTTGGTCAAAGGCGGCAAGAACAAAGACGGTATACGTATAGAGAGTTCAAGCAAGAACCGCGCACGCAACTACCAGAAAAAGAAAAAATAAAGTTAGGGAAGTCCCTAACATCTAGGAGAACCCAATGCAGTTGATAGGCGGTAAGGCGTTGCTGTTAAAGCTACGCAATCCACTACGTGTCACTAAGATAATCCCAAGTAGTGTGCAGGTTAACAAACAAGAGGTAAAAGTTAACTTCGGTATAGACGAGGTGCATACCCTTAAAGAACTAGGTATTAAGGCACCCTCTCCGATTGAAACCCGATACCAGTGGTCCGGTAAATACAAACCGTTCAAACACCAAAAAACAACCGCTGCGTTTCTAACGATGAACCGTAAGTCGTTCTGTTTTAACGAACAAGGTACGGGCAAGACCGCCAGTGCAATATGGGCCGCAGACTTTCTAATGAAACAAGGCAACGCACGGCGTGTGCTAGTTATTTGTCCGTTATCTATTATGGACAGCGCGTGGCGTGATGACTTAGAAACCTTTGCGCCTCACCGTTCTGTAGACGTGGCCTACGGTGCAGCGAAAAAACGTAAAGCCATAATAGAACAAGGGGCAGACTTCGTTATCATAAACTATGATGGGGTTGATATCGTATCGGATAGCATTGCCGCTGGTGGGTTTGACATAATTATTGTTGATGAGGCCACACACTACAAGAACGTACAGACTAGACGGTGGAAGACGTTATGTAGATTGATTAAGCCCGACACGTGGTTGTGGATGATGACAGGTACACCTGCAGCACAATCACCATTAGACGCGTACGGGTTAGCTAAGTTAGTTGATCCTACCACTGTGCCAAGGTTCTTTGGATCGTTCCGTGATATGGTTATGACTAAGATCACGCAGTTCCGTTGGATAGTGAAAGACACCGCAACCGACACAGTATACCGTATACTACAACCTGCCATACGGTTCACCAAAGAAGAATGTTTAGACCTACCCCCGATGGTGTACGTTAAACGTAAGGTAGAATTAACGCGTCAGCAGGTGAAGTATTACGAAATGCTGAAGAAGCGCATGGTTATGACCGTAAGCGGTTCCGAAATATCGGGCGTTAACGCGGCTGTTATTATGAACAAACTCCTGCAGATATCTGCGGGTGCAGTCTACACTGACAATGGTGACGCGTTAGAGTTTGACATAAAACACAGATACAAAGTGCTGCGAGAAGTTATAGACGAGAGCAGCCAAAAGGTCTTGGTGTTCGTACCGTTCAAACACGTCATTGACATACTGACAGATAAATTGCGTAATGACGGGATTGCTACGGAAGTAATTAGGGGGGATGTACCTGTAGCTAAACGTACAGATATATTCAAACGGTTCCAAACGCAGGACGATCCACGTGTCCTAGTTATCCAACCACAGGCAGCAGCACATGGTGTTACGTTAACAGCAGCCAACACGGTTGTGTGGTGGGGGCCAACTTCTTCATTAGAAACGTACGCCCAAGCTAACGCTAGGGTTCATAGGTCGGGACAAGAGCATAAGTGTACAGTGGTGCAACTGCAAGGTTCCCCCGTGGAAAAACGTATTTACTCATTACTAGATAACAGAATAGACGTACACACAAAAATGATTGATTTATACAAAGAACTACTTGACTAGCCCACCACAAGTAAGTATTTAGTAATTCTCGTTACTAGAAAGGGGGGCAAATGACCGACGAAACAGGAATACCTGCCGATAAGTTGACCAAGGCGTACATAAAAATACGCGCCGAACGTGCAGCACTATCAGCAGAGTTTAAAGAAAAGGACGGTCAACTATCACGTAAGCTGACCACCGTTAAAAATGCGCTACTGGACTACTGTGAAAACCACAATGTTGAGAGTGTAGGAACTTCTGAAGGATTGTTTTTTAGGACTTCAAAAACTAAATATTGGACAAGCGACTGGGAGCGCATGTACGAGTTTATACTAGAACATGACATACCTGAGCTTCTTGATAAGCGGTTGAACCAAACAAACTTAAAACAGTTTTTAGAAGAGAACCCCGATGAGATGCCCAAAGGGCTGAACATCGACAATGAATTTGTAATCTCAGTAAGGAAGAAGTAATGGCAGAACCGTTCGTACCAATCGAAGATGTGGCAAAACATTTTGCCGTATCCATATCCACTATCCGTGCGTGGCTGCGACAAGGACATATTCCCAAGAACACGTACGTTAAGATCGGTAACACATACCGTTTCAAACTACCCGCCGTAGCCGAAGCATTAACTGCCCAAGTAAAAGAACAAGCTACGCCTACAGAACCAATCGAAACCCAGCTAGAATTTGATTTCGACGCTGATAAAGACGTATAAAATATAAGGAGAACGACATTGGCTATATCATATATCATCGAAGGTGTAGAAGCCCTGTGGCCCAAGATAGACCGCACCTACGCGTTTAATTCTAAAGTTAGGCGTAGTGAACCCTGCGATGCGCGTGACCAGAACGCCGCATATTCTGTTGCATTTCGTATGGACGGACCAACCGCGCAGAGCCTGTTTAGGGTAATGAAAAAAGCGTATGCTGATAATCGCGACGACGACTGGGATCAGAAACTGGCTAACCCGTTTGTTAAAGATGACAACGGTACGTATACACATAAAGCCAACCTCAAGGGTGCGTACAACGGCGAGACTACTACTAAGCCGTTAGAAGTTGACTCCAAAGGCACACCGCTGCCAAAGGGTTTTCAGTTAACTACAGGCAGCACGATCAATGTAGCGGTGCAGCTTATTCCTTACCGTATGAAGCTGGGTAAAGAATGGGACAATGGTGTATCCCTTCGTCTCAAGGCTGTGCAGGTTATCAAGTACGTGCCGCTAGAAGTACGTAATCCGTTTAGCGCGGTTGATGGTGGGTTTGTATTCGACGGGGCAGGCGATAACCCTTTTGCCAAAACCGCGACACAAACCAAAAGCAATAACGTGTTAGCAGACGTTGTAGAAGACGACGATGCTGATGATGACATGGACGAACCTGTCAAGAAGACTGTCAAAAAGACAGCACCACCTAAAAAATCTGGTGGCGACTTAAACGATCTTGTCGAAGAATATTTTGACGACGAGACGTAAATGATCCCCCGCCACGGTTATTAACTTAACCGTGGCTTACCTTATTGAGTGGTAACAATGGATACGAAACAATTTTTAGACCTAGTTTTAGGTCGTGAAGGGAACTATTGCATATTCGCAGTCAACGCAGAGACAGGTAGAAAAAAACAAAAATTTTATATGTCAGTTGACCATGTAGTAGAGGCGGCACGGGACTTCGATGCCAACGGGTACGACACATATTTTAGCCTCGCCACGTTAGAAGAGGCGGGGTCACGCAAGGCTGAGAACGTAAAATCACTACGGTCGTTCTTCTTGGACCTTGATGTTGGTGAAGGTGATAATAACTTTCCTACACAGGCTGATGCAATTAGAGAACTAGCGAAGTTTGTTAAGCAGGCCAACCTACCGCGCCCGTTTGTCCTAAACTCTGGTCGGGGTATACATGTCTATTGGGTACTGACCGAGGACGTGGGTAAACACGAATGGCTTACTACAGCGTCACGACTAAAGAGGTTATGTGCGAGTAGCGGCTTTAATGCTGACCCTGCGGTTACTGCGGATATGGCTAGGGTGTTACGTGTTCCTAGCACACACAACTACAAGTGTGATCCTCCCGTCCCTGTCACATTCTTTGCTAAGACCCAGCCTAGCCCTGTGGATTACGACACGTTTGCCGAGTTAGTAGGTGCCGAACCGATACCAGTGCCTACAGGCGTAGCGGCTTTACGAGCGTTGCTGAAGCATGACACATACGAGAAACCTATCGAGGTGAGCGAAGGCGGTAGAAATTCTGCTATGCTTGCCCACGTGGGGCATCTACGGGCTAAGGGGCACCTGTCTGAAACAGACATATTGGACATGGCGCACGGCTTTAACGTGACGTCGTTAGACCCACCGTTAGACCACGACGAAGTTGAGAGCCTTGTATCACGTTACGCAGTACAGGAAGAAGTAGATTTTTACGAGGACGAAGACGACGACAAGTCAGTGGGTATCGTAGACGCCACAGACAAACACGTTATACCCACATACCCCAAACCATATTTTCGAGGGCACAACGGGGGCGTGTACATAAGAACTACTAACGCAGACGGTGACCCCGACGAGGAATGTATATACCACTATGATTTCTACGTTACGCGGCGGTTACATGACGTAACTTTGGGAGAGGTTATCGCGTTTGCCCTACACCTACCAAGAGACGGGGTTCGTGAGTTTGTCATCCCACTGACCGCAGTAACGTCTAGGGAAGAGTTCCGTAAGAGTATGGCAATGCAGGGGATAACATCATTTGGAAAGGATATAGATAGGCTTATGGCGTACACAGCAGCATGGATAAACGAGTTACAACGCACAACTACAGCAAGCGAGGCGCATCAACAGTTTGGGTGGACAGATAAATCTATGACTGCGTTTGTACTGGGCGATCAGTTAGTTACTGCCACCGATGTCGAGTACAACCCCCCGTCAGGTAAGACCGCTGGACTTATACACCATTTTAAACCGGAGGGTACACGTGAACGACAGTTAGAGATACTGGACTTCTTTAACAGCGATGGGTTGGAGTTACAGCAGTTTGTCGTGTGTATGGGTTTTGGTTCCATACTTATGCCTCTCACAGGGCTAAACAGTTTTGGTGTCCACCTATACGGCGGTACAGGCGTGGGTAAGACCACAGCGATGTATGGTAATACAGGTATATGGGGCGACCCTCACGCGTTAACCTTGGGGCAACGGGACACGCCTAACTCACGTATGAACCGTGGCGAAGTTATGTGTAACCT